TCCGATCTCTTCACGGCGGTCGCGCGGATATGCTCCTCCATACCGCGTGGATCGCCGCCTTTGCCAACCCGGCCACGCGCGGCACCAACGCCCGGTGTGCCGGGCTGGCCGCCGCCGCCACCGCCCGGTGCCGCTGGAAGCATCGCGCCGCCACCGCCGCCGTAACCGGTGCCCGTCATGCCCGGCCCCGCTGGCGAGTACTGGCTGCCGCCACCGCCACTACCACCACCGCCGAGCGATGCGCGATGCAGCAAGCCGCCGCCGGCAGCGTTGCGGAAGTCAGCCGGTATGTAGGCCGAGTCAGCCGCGCCACCGTAGCCACGATAGCCGCCCTGATACGACGATGGCTGATAGCCCGGGGTCCCGGGGGCGGCCCCGAGAGGAGCGCCGGGGCCCGTGCGAGGTGCCGTCGAACCCGGTCCATAGGCAGGTCGTGCAGGTGCAGGTGCCGGCACGTTCTCGTTCTTGAGCGTCTCTTCTAGACGTTTCTTGCCGACTTCGAGTTCGTGCTTCCCCATCATGCCTTCGCCGACCGACTTCGGCGTCGGCATCGTCAGGCCGTGCGGCCCGATGATGTTGATCTCCGGGCGTGGTCCTTCGCCCTTTGCGTAGGCGATCCACTCGGCAACGTATTTGATGGAGTCGCCGAGGGCTCGCAGTTTCTCGGTAAAGATGATGATGACCTGCGGCACGCCGAGTTGCGCCAGCAAGTTGCCGAATTCATCGGCCAGACCTTTAATGGAGACCTTCATCGCATCAACGCCGCTGGACGATCCGGCGAGTACGTTCATGCCATCCTTGATCGCTTGCGTCCCGTTCGCCTGATCCTTCAATAGCTTGATCGTCTGGCCGATCTTGCCGTTGTCGTCCTCGATCAGCTTGTTGATGAACAACCGTTGCTTGACGTCCATCTTGTCGGTGATCGACTTCTGATCGCGCCGGTTCTTCAACAGGCCGACCACGTAGCCGCTGACGTCGCCCTCCTTCGCTTTGACGTCGTCTAGTTCTTTCTTCCAGACACCGGGCGTGCGCCCGAACGCCGCGCCCATGCTTTCGGATTCAAGGCTCTGCAAAGTTTGTTGCACCAGCCGCGCAGCCTTGGAAGTATCATCCGTGATGTTAGTGGCGACACCGATCAGCGTCTGCACGCGCGCGAGACCATTGAGGCCGTGATAACCGATTTGCTTCGCGACCTCGGCAACCTCGGTGCCGTTCTGTACCAAGTCTTTGACATCGACATTGGCATCACGTGCGCTTGCCGAAATAATCTCCAGCGCCTGACCGAACTGGTTGGCTGGAATGTTCAGGTTGCGCATCATGCCGGTCGTGAGTTTGGCCAATTGTTCGACACCGACGCCCATGCCCTGCGCCACGATGTTCAGTCTCGGCAATCTCCTGACCGCTTCCTCCATCGTGATGTTCAAACCGGTCCGCAGCCTGTTGGCGGCGGCAAGACTCTCATCAAAGTCTGTCGCGGTGTCCTGACTGGTTTGCTTGATCTGTACTTCGAACTTCTTGATCTCGGCGCTCGTTGCCTTGGTCTGGTTCTGCAACAACAGCATCTTCTTTTCGGTCTCGGCAAAGCCGAGGAACGAACGTCGCGCCGCTTCGATAGCCCCGGTAACCGTAAGATAACCCTTGGCCATGCTGACCAGTTCGGCTCCTACGCCCTTGATCGCGGTCGCTTGTCTCTGGTTGTCGCTGACGACTTGCTGTGATCCAGCCCTGTGTGTCCTCCAGTAGTCCTCATTCTGTTTCTGCGCAGCTATCGACCACCGCAGCATGTCGTCGTAGGACTTGTTGGTATCCTTGGCGCGCTTCTGCAACGCGCGCGCCATGCTCTCATTGACGCCGGCTTGCTTCTCCAATTCCTTGGTCAAGGCCTGCGCGTTCTTCGTCGCCGACGAGAACGCCGCTGCCGTCTTATCTTCACCAGTTAGCGTTACCTTGACGGGATCAACCATCAGACCCTCACGGTTCTTCGCTCATGTCGAAGCCGGCTTCCGGCAATGGCGCACCCGGTCCCTGCATCATGACCGGATCGATCTCACCGCCACTGCCATTGGTCACGCGTGGCGCTGCCTCGTTGGCGTCATCCACCTTCAGCGGGATTTGACCCTCGATGATGTTGCTGCGTATCTCAGGCGTCATCATCTGCATGAAGTTGTCGAGCACCCGGTCGGCGTCCGGATAGCGGAGCTCGCGGATCACGGCCTCATCGACACCGGCCAACTCAACCAGCAACTCGATCATGGTCTTCCATGCGCCTTCATTCCATCGCAGCACGTGACCGAGCCGCAGCGGTGCAAGCGTGATGCTCTCGATCTTCTTCTTGTTGAACTCGAACGGAATGAAGAGTTGGATGGTCCGTCCGCCGGTCTTATCGAGCGTGATCATTTGTGAATCCAGATGGTGATGACGTTCTCACCCTTATCGACGCGTTGATCGACAAACTCAATGTCCTCGTGGCCGCCGGCACCATCGGTGTCAGCGACCACTACGCGTTTCTTCTGGTCGTGCCTCGTCAGTTCGGCGACCAGTTGCTCGACCGTCATGCGATGTCAATCGGCGAGATCGGCGAGCCGGTGCCGATGTCGACCGCGTTGCCCGGGATGCGCAGAATCCTGATCATGTCCTCGTTCAGGTCCTTGCCGCCGACGCGCCGCACCGAGGTGAAGAAGTCCCAGAAGTAGATTTCAAACGGGCGCTGGCCGTTCGGCGTCAACTGCATCGTGAGTTGGTAATGCACGATGGACTTGATCGAGTACTCATGGGCCATCAGGTTGCCCTTCGAGAACGCGGTCGGGTTGACGCGACCGAGCCGACCCTCGATCACCGCCGTTGCCGAAAGCGCGCGACTGGTCCTGCGATCCCTGATCAGGCCATAGGCCGTGAACCGCTGATAGTACGGATCGTTCTGGCCGATGTAGCTCATCAGCGACGGGTCCCAACCGGCAAGGTTGAACGTCGCCTCAAGCTTGTTCTGATGTGTCGGGATTTCGATTGCAATCGGTGCACCACCGGGCGCGTGGTCGACATAGTTCTCTTCCATCGCCGGCAGTTTCAACTCCTGCAACACCAGATGCGTCGAGATGCCGGGCGCACTCATGCCGCCCGGGACCGTGCTGCGCGTGTCACCGCAAATCAGGTTCGCGCTCTCCATCACGTAGATCGTTGCGTTAGCCATATGGTTGTTCCTTTTTCGAAAAGAGAAATGGTGAGCGGACGCTTGCAGTCGTCCCGACAGTTTGAGGCCCGTCAGTTCGGACCACCCACCAAGCTGGATTACGACGAGAGGTTCAGTTGCGTGGCGAGATCGCCAACCATGGCATCGATGGCCTCACGGTAGCGCGAGGACTCGATGGTGATGTGCTTCAGCACGGGCGGCTCTTCCGCTTGGAAGCCCACCGTCAGATGCCCGAGCCTGATCTGTTCGGGTGAGTTACCCTCGGTCCTGAAGTTGACCTGATAGCCGAGGATGTGCTGATCGGCATGCAGGTCGCGAAGGAAGAACTGCATGGTGTTGAGGATCGCCTGCACCGTGTGGCCGATGATGTTGTAGCGACCGAGGAAGAACCGCAGCGCACGCAGCATGCCGAGGTGGATGAAGTCCCGCCCGCGCATGACATTGTACATTTGCCAGATCGGGTCCTCGCCTGCGTTGTCGGTCGAGATCAGCACGAAGCCGCCCGAGGCAATCGCGAAGTCGTCGCCGACCTCACCACGGATCAGCACGCCGACATTTGCACCGAGCAACTCCTGCGCCTCGTTGGCCGAGTCGGTGAGGTTGAAACCGATCTCGCGGTTTGGCGAGATGATGCCCTGCACCGCTTGGTTCGCCGCGCTGTGGAACGGCGCGCCAGTCTCGTGGTCGCGTCGCACCATGATGCCGGCCATGCGCGGGGCCAAGGGCCGGATCACGATGTAGGACGTCACCGGGTCCATCACGCGGCAGCCGCCGGAGATCGGGATCAATCGATGGCTCTGCATGGTCTCACGCCAGTCGAGATCGTTCTGCATCGAAGAGCCTGCGCTCTCCACGATCATCATGCCAAGCAACTGGTTGCAGATTGATGTGGCTCCAGCGACAACCGGATTGGCTCCAGCGACAATCGTTGCGGTGTAGGTGGCGAGCGTACCGGTCGCGGCCCACGTCAGTTCGAACGTCGCACCCGTGCCCGAGCCCGAGGACGCGGCCACATCCTGCGGCGTATCCGCTGGCTCCTCGGTGCCAACGAGGAAGCCGGCGTTCGAGATCGTCGTCGTCAACACCGCGCCGCCGACATCCACCGTGGCCACCAACAGCACCACCTGATTGGGCAGGATCAGTTGCTCGCCGACGCCGTAACCGATGCCGCCGGTTGCGACAGTGGCAGCCGTCACGTGGAAGCCGGGTGGCGGCACCGCGATGGTCGGAGCCGTGTCGTACCACGCGCCGGGCAGTTCGAGCTCGATGGGACCAAGCTGGCCGTTGGAAAGACCGAACGCGTGGCCAGTCGCCTGCACGGCTTCCGGTCCACCGCCGGAAAATTCCACCGGATACAGATGGTCGGTGACGTAGCCTACGCCGGGCGCGGTGCGTTCAATGGCACCGACACCGTTGGCCATCTGCGAAGTGTAGCCGGGCGCGGTCAGGATGCGTGGCGTGAAGCCGAGTCTCTGCGCCGACTTCAGGAACGCCCACATCCCGGTGCCATTGAGACTGTCGCCAGCGATCTTGGAGATCGTCTGTTGCAACTTGATCGCCGGATCGGGATCGGTGCCTTCCGCCGTTCGCACGATGACGATGCGCGCGGCGAACTGCGTCTCGCCCAACTGATCGTTGATGCCGCGCACGGCGTCGGAGAGATAGCCGAGATCGCCAAGCTTGCGCGTCTTGCTCTGATCGTTCGAGTTGATGAACACCGGAGTGTCGAGCGGGAAGATCGATGCATCGGCGAGCGGCGCAGGTCCGACGATGCCGATGGTAGAAAGATCGGCGGCCAATACCGGACGCGCGCCTTCGTCAACTTTTCGGATGCTAATGCCGAATACTGGGTCAGCCATTCTGGTTTCTCCTGTTGGAAGTTGGTTTGAATCAGACCACGTGTGCAGGCGTTGCGATTTCGAGGGCTTTGATGGTCAGCGCGTGCATCCTCACCATCAGAACCATGGTTGGCTCGGCGCTCGCTGACTGCGCCGAGAAGATGCGGAGCTCGCGAACGTAGTCACCGATCACCTGATCTTGCACGATGGGTGTGATGACCACCGAGCCGACAGGATTGACCTCCATTGCCGTCGTCAGCATCTGCAACGGCGATGGCGGCACCACGGAGTGTGCCGGCGGAACGGGTGTCGTCTGTCGTCCTTCGAAGAATGCAACGTCGGCCATGTTCACTCCTGTTATTGCAATGCCTTGACGACGTAGGTCGAGATGCCCCACAGCCGCCGGATCGAGACGATGAACCAGTGCCCGGCGGTCTGCGTAAACAAGTCGCCAGTGTTGGGACCGACGTTATAGCCAGAGAACGTGATTACGCCCGGGGCTTGGTTGTAGATCATGATGTCGAGCGCACAGTCGGCGGTCGGCGCGGCAACAGTGTGCGCGCCCATGTTGCGATAAAGCTGGTAATTTCCCAAGAAGGCGTTCGGCGTAAAGACCTGTCCCACGCCATACGCGCCCGCGTCATAGGTCGTGAAGCGGTTGCCGCCAGTCATGGTCGCGCCACCGGCTATCGCGACCTTGGTATTGTCGACGTATTGCTTGGTCGCGACGTGAAGCGGGGCTGTCGGATCGGCGCGCACCTGCACCATGCCATTGGATCGGTCGATACGGATTGGATAATCAACCAAGACGCCCGTGTCGGTGTAGCGCGCCAGCATGAAGTTCGCGCCTTGATTGTTGGCACCCAACGGTGACTGATCGGCAAGCGTCAGCATCCATCGCGTGAAGCCATCCGCCGACATCGCCTCGATGCTGCGGTTCTCGTTGCTCCCGATGGATCGCAAGCGAAGGTACGGATTCGACGCGGTGATGGTCACACTGGCGTTCATCTGGCCGCCGGCACCGAGCACGGCGTCGACATAGGCCTTGGTCGTCGCCATCAATGGCTGCGTCGGCGGACCAAACAAATACAGCGGGCCGGTCATCGTCGCACCCGAGGACGACATCGAGCCCATCAGGTATTCGTTCATTCTCGCGCGCGTCCATGATGTGGTCGCAAACGACACGTCGTTCGAACCGACCACCGGATGCACGCCTCTCACCACGCCCGTGAATGGCGTCGAGCCGTCGATGCGAACGTAGTTGTAGAGATCGAGGCCCGCCGAGATCAGATCGTTCGCGGCGTCAACGATCTCCTGATGCTTGATCAGGATGTCTTGGTAGGCAAGCAAGACCTCGTCGCGCCACGGTCCGACCTCGTCGTGGTACAGCTTGGTTGAGTCCGCCATGCCCGGCGTCGATGACACCATCCAGTCGCCCCACGGGCCGGCGCTGCCGTGGATCGCCGTGATCATCACCTCCAGAATGCCCAGTTCCTGATCGTAGGACAGCAAGCGCGCTATTCCGTAATCGTCCGCCGTGTGCTCGATCAACAGATACGGCGATGGCGTGAAGGTGTCTTGCTGCGTGCCTTCCCTGATCTGGAAAGTCATGTAGCCCATCACCAGCGTGTATTGACCGTCGACCGGTGCGAGCAAGAAGCCGAGTTGCGTCACCTCCAGAATG